CAAATGTAAATGGTTGGCATAGTCAAACCAATATGCATGAAATGCCTCAATTTAAACCTTTGGTAGATGAGTTATTTAAAATGCAACAGCAGATATACAAAGAAGAATGGTTAGATAGACAACCAAGATTAGGTAACATGTGGGCTAATGTAAATTATAAAGGTGGATATAATAAACCTCATATACATCCCAATAGTTTATTTAGTGGTGTATATTATGTGCAAACAGAACCCAACTGTGGAAAACTTGTTTGTAATGATCCAAGACCAGGGATACAATCTAATATGCCTATAAGAGTTAAAGGTCAACCACCAAAACATTTATGGAGAGAGGTGCATTTAGAACCAAAAGTAAACAGAATAATTATGTTTCCTTCTTGGTTGTGGCATTCAGTTGAACCAAATGAATCAAATAATATAAGAATATCAGTAAGTTTTAATTTTATACAAGATGGCTTTCAATAAATATCAAGTAATCAAAGGTGCAATAAGCTACGAGTTAGCTAACTTTGTATTTAACTATTTTCTTCTTAAAAGAGATGCAGTTAAATGGATGTATGATAACAACATTACCTATGATACAGGAATGCTTGGTACATGGACCGATGCGCAGATTCCAAACACATACTCACATTATGCTGATAATGTAATGGAGACTTTACTAGTCAAGATGCTACCAATCATGGCTCAAGAAACAGGATTGGATTTAGTGCCAACTTATTCATATGCAAGACTATATAAACAAGGTGATGAATTAAAAAGACACAAAGACAGACCATCTTGTGAGATATCTACTACTGTAAATTTAGGTGGTGATCCTTGGCCTATATTTATAGATGGTACAGGTGCTAATTCTGTCATTGATGAACAAAAAAATATACATAAACCAGACGCTCCAAAAGGCACGAAAGTCTTGCTTGAAGTAGGAGATATGTTAGTATATAGTGGCTGTGAACTCGAACATTGGCGAGAGCCATTTGAAGGTCAGGTTTGTGGTCAAGTATTTTTACATTATAACCACAAAAATGGTCCGTTCGCCGAGAAAAATAAATTTGATAAACGACCATTATTGGGTATTCCACCAATAAGGAATATGTAATAGAATGAGGTTATATGCTACAAAAAATCGGATTCCAACCTGGATTCAATAAACAGATTACAGAAACCACAGCTGAAGGACAATGGGTAGGTGGAGATAACGTACGTTTTAGATATGGTACACCTGAAAAAATAGGTGGTTGGTCACAATTAGGTGAGTCTAAACTTACAGGAGCTGCAAGAGCTTTACATCATTTAGTTAATAAATCAGGTAACAAGTTTTCAATCATAGGTACAAACAGAATTTTATACGCTTACACAGGTGGTGTATTTTATGATATTCATCCAATTAAAACTACTACAACATTATCGAATGCTTTCAGTACAACGAATGGTTCAGTAACGGTTACTTTAACATTTAGCACGGATCATAACATTCAAGAAAACGATATTATTCTTTTAGATAATTTTACAACTATTACAAACTCTAACTATTCAGCGTCAGACTTTGATGATAAAAAATTTATGGTAACAAGTGTGCCAACAGCTACCACTTTAACTATTACAATGCCTTCAGCAGAGACAGGTTCAGGTGCAACTACATCAGGTGGTATTAGAGTTCAACATTATTATCCAGTAGGACCCGCAGAACAACTACCTGGCTTTGGTTGGGGACTAGCTTCTTGGGGCGGAACTGTAACAGGTGAAGCAACTACAACTTTAAATGGTGGCATTAATGCGGTTACAACTACTATTGTATTAACAGACGCGTCTTTGTTTCCAACATCGGGTACAAACTTTATACAAATAGGATCAGAAGAAATTTCATACACAGGTATAAGTAGTAATACTTTAACTGGTGTTACAAGAGGGGTTAGAAATACAACAGCAGCAACTCATTCAAATGGAGCAACTATATTAAATAGTTCTGACTACATTGCTTGGGGTGAAGCAGCATCTGGTGACTTAGTTGTTGATCCTGGTTTATGGTCTATTGATAACTTTGGTGATAAAGTAATTGCACTAATACACAATGCACAAGTATTTGAATGGGACTCTAATGCAACAAACGCTGTAACAAATAGAGCAACTATTATTACAGGTGCACCAACAGCATCACGTGATATGTTAGTATCAACGCCCGATAGACACTTAGTATTTTTTGGAACAGAAGAAACTATAGGAACACCATCTACACAAAATGAAATGTTTATTAGATTTTCAAACCAAGAAGATATTAACACTTATCAACCAACAGCAATTAACACAGCAGGTTTTCAAAGACTAGCTGATGGATCTAAAATTGTAGGTGCAGTTAGAGGTAGGGACGCAATCTATGTTTGGACAGATACATCTTTATTTACTATGAGATTTATTGGTCAACCTTTTACATTTGGTTTCCAACAAGTGGGAACAAACTGCGGATTGATTGGACAAAACGCTGCATTAGAAGTTGACGGTGCTGCGTATTGGTTTTCAGAAAACGGTTTCTTTAAATACTCTGGTAATTTGGAGACTATGACTTGTTTAGTAGAAGACTTTGTTTATGATGATTTAAATACGACAGCTAACCAATTAATTAATGTTGGATTAAATAATTTATTTGGTGAGATTACTTGGTTTTACTGTACGGAAAGTTCAACTGTAATTAATAGATGTGTAACCTATAATTATATGGACTCAACTGCACAAAGACCTGTATGGACTACAGGAACTTTGGCAAGAGGTGCATGGCAAGATTCATCTGTGTTTGGTTTACCACATGCAACTAGTTTTACTGCAGATGATGATGCATCATTTGATGTTGTTGGTAATACTGAAGGAAGCACAATATACTTTGAACATGAAAAAGGAACTGATGAAGCATTAGCAACTGGTATAAATGTAGTTACTTCTAACATTGAATCAGGAGATTTTGATATTACAGCACAAAGATCTAGACAAGGCCAACAAACAGGTGTTGCAACATTCCAAGGAGATGGTGAATTTATTATGAAGATTAGAAGATTTATACCTGATTTTTTATCTCAAACAGGAAACACACAAGTAACTTTACAGCTTAGAAACTATCCGAATAGCTCACAAGCAAGCTCACCACTTGGACCCTTTACAATTACCTCATCTACTGATAAAGTAGATACACGTGCAAGAGCAAGAGCCATGTCTTTGAAGATAGCTAATACAGCTGCTAATCAAAGCTGGAAGCTTGGTACGTTTAGATTAGACACGCAACCAGACGGAAGAAGATAATGGCTACATTAGCGCAATTAGCACAACAATATTTAAATCAAGGATTACCTAGTATATCTGGTATATTCCAACCTAGAGGGCCGAGTATACCAACTCCAGTTCCAGTTGCACCAGAACCAGGAATCACTCCACGACTATTACAACCAATGGGTGGCGGTGGAGATGGATTTAGTGTTTACAACCCTGATCCAAATTCAATAAGTAATAAAAATTATATAAATCCTTTTCCATATGATCCAATGGATGATTTTGGAACTTCGGATTATGGATATATTGAAGAACCTAGAAAAGGAATTCAAGGTTTATTTGATCAATATGTTAAAGGAAGTCTACCAGCTCAGTTGATAGGTAAAGGATTAGATGCTTTAGGAAATATGCTTCCTGTAAACAGAAGAGCTATTTATGAAAATGAATTAGGTGGTCAAGGTATAATGGTTAATGACATTGGACAGATCGTATCTGATGGTGGAAATATAAATACAGCAGGAAATATTATGGCAGGTTATAATGCAGCTAAAGTAGACGCTGATACTTTTGCTAAAAGAAGAAAAATGATTGAAGATAATATGAAAGACCCTGTACAAAAAGCAGCTAAACTAAAAGCTCTTGCTGAAGCAGAAGCTATAATGTTAGGGACAACTAAAAAATCAACAGATGCAATTTTTGATCAAAAACTTAGAGACAAAGGATTAACTCCTTTAACAGATCAAATAGCCATGAATCAAGCAAAATTAGATTTTCAAAAATTAGCTAATTCTGATGATGATGATGATTTTGATATAACAAGTATATTAGACCCAACATCTAAAAAAAATATTATAAAAAATAAAGAAAAAATAACAAATCAAATTTTTCAAAAAGCAATAAATGATGTTAAACAAAAAGAAATAGCAAAACAAAAACAAATAGAAAAAATACAAAAAGCAAATATTCCAGCAACACCAGGATTTGATGTTAGTGGTGGTGGAATAGGGGGAGCAGGGGGTTATGATCAAGGAAAAGATTATAGTGGAGCAAGTGATAAAACAGCAGGAGATAGAGCTAGAACTAGAGACTCAAGAAAATCTGATTTAGGTTTTAGTGATGTAAGATTAAAAGAAAATGTAGAGTTAATAGGTAAGTCACCATCTAATATAAATATTTATAAATTTAATTACAAAGATAACCCAACAACTTATCAGGGAGCAATGGCTCACGAAGTACCTTGGGCATCTATTAAACATTCTAATGGTTATATGATGATTGACTATAATCAAATAGATGTGGAATTTAAAAAATGGCAAAAGTAACAGTAGTATTTACTAGACCCAGTAAAGAATACAGACAACAAGATGCTGATTCTTTAGTTAGAGATTTAGATGGATTGATTGAAAAATTAAATTCTACATTTCAACAAGATTTAAGAGATGAACAACAAAGATTTACTTGGTTCATGAGTAGTGGAAGTGAAACGTAATGGCTAATAGATATAAAAACGCGCAGTTTGATTTAACTACAACCGATGCTACAGATATTTATACTGTGCCTTCTGAGTCTAGAGCAATTATTCAAAACATTCATACAGCAAATGTTGGATCAGGTAACGTTGAAATTAAAGCTTTTATATTTGATACATCTGCAAGCAGAGCTTATCAATTTGCAGAGCATACTGTAAACTCAGGTAATTCAAAAT